TGCTGCAGATTCATATGGAGGGACACAGAATTAATAACTGCGAATTCAGGATGTGTATAAGCCTTGCCTAAGCTCATTCTCAATCCAATCTTCGAGCCGAGCTCGATATGATTCTTCCAAAGCTCCCTTGGGGCGGTGTAGAGCATATCGTCACCGTTGATCAAAACCGAACCTAATCTCTGTTCGGGAGACCAATCGATCTGTCTTTCAGCATTGACTCGTAGGTAAAGACCTAGGTTAGCAAGACAGAGGACGGGGAAGGAGAGAATGGAGCCCATCAATTGACCATTTCGTTGTTCGCCACGATACACAGGACGACCCATTCCACCCTTAGGAGGGTAGTAGAGAGAATGGGGTCCGAGGACGTTAGCTGCGACAGTATGTAAGGCAGGGGGGAGATCCGCAATGACATGGCGGAAAATCCTCCCAGAATAAGCCCAACTTAAACCGTCGGTAGCGGCCTTGTAGTCGATCGAGAACCACTCATCTTTTAACCCAGACTCCTGACTGATATCAGCCAGATGAGTAGGGGATAGTGGCTTCCCGATAAGACGAAAGCAAGGCATACGTCGCATGCAGCCGTGCATAGCCTTCTGAATTGGCTTGCATAGGTAATAGGGGAGGGCCTCGCCCTTACTGATAACCCTAACCTTGAAAGGTTCAAGGACTGCTTGTATCGTGCATCTGATTGGTCGGTCTTTCAGCTTCTTTGAACGAAAGAGGAGGTCAGACCACTGATCACGACCAGAGACCTCATAGGTCTCCCAGAGCTGATGATCGTGTTCCACCATGCCGGTAAACTCACTTGGATAGAGTTTATTTAAGTGTAACCGGGAATGCTGCCTTAAAGCACCAAACTGACCATCCTTGGCTCGAGTCTTTTCAAAACTCGCAGAGCCAGAAGGAGTAAAGTCGAGGAACTGAGTTCCGTCACCAACAATATCTGTGACGGCTCGTTTAACCTCATCTAAGACTGAAATGAATGTCTTATCTGAGAAGATTTCCTCAATGGTGTTCGCATCCCCGGTATCGGCGGAGGAAAGAGTGGTAAAGTGTTCTTTATAGGTCTCGTCGACGAATTGGTCCGACGCAGGAAGAGAACACCTCTTGACCTGGAACCAGCTTGACCACAACCGCGTGTTCTTGCGATTGAAGCAAACTAGTCGCTGACGCATCCACCTACGAAGGATACCGACTGGGCAAAAAGCCCCAAATTCCGGTTCCTTTGGAGGGTCATTACGAAGATACTTGGCGAGGGGGTAAGCAAGCATGTGCTTCGCACATGTAAGCCACACCGCCTCGTCAGGACAAGCATCCAAGTATTGACGCGTCTGAATGACTATCTGATGAAGGACTTCTTCACAAGCATCGAAATGCTTAAGAACGAGAAGAAGTCCATCAACCAAAGCCTGGGTACGCTGTTCTACAGTGAACTCAGTGTCAGGGTACCCATCCTGACAACTGTCCTCCAGCTCGGAGGAAGTGCCCGCTAGTCCTTCCCAACCCTCCATATCTTCAGGATTGGGGTCTTGGACTAGCCCAAAGTGTTGACAAATTTGATGGAATTCATCATCCATCGTAGCCGTCGCTTTTGAGCGTACTTTGGGACCGTTTATGTGAGTCATGATAGATTTGCT